TGAGGTCGTGGCCGCCGTTGTTGGCCGTGTCGACGCCGCTGCTGACATAGTCCTTCTTGGCCCGGTCGTAGGAAGCCTGGTAGGCCGAGTCCCGCATGCCGAGCATGTAGTTCTCGTCGATGCCGAGCTGCTGCGCGTACTGCGCGCCGCGCCACACCGGCTGCTTGGCCATCGCCTTGCCGATGTCATTGACGATATCGACCGTGTCGCGCAGGTGGCCGTTCGCGTCGCGCGTCTGCACACCCAGCGACGCAATGTAGCTCTCGCCGGCCGGGTTGTTGCGCATGAAGCGCGCGACGTTCTCGATGCTGCTCTGCGCCTGGTCGGCGGACACGCCGACATCCTGCGCGGCATTCGCCACCGCCTTCAGGCTGCTCGCGGCCGCGCCGGTCCGGCGGGCCGCGAAGTGCAGGTTCTCCAGCTTCGACGCGAAATCAACCGTGCGCGCGCCAACGAACGCGGCGGCGCCGACGAACGCGGCTGCCATGCCCAGGGCCGACTTGCCGGCCTTCACCTGCGCCTTGTCGAGCTCCTCGGTCTTCTTCGTCGCCCCCTCGACGCCGTCCGTGAATTTCTTCTGGGTGTCGACGTCGATCTTGAAGCCGAGCCCGACCAGGAATTCCCGGATGACAGACGATTCAGCCATGCTTTCTTTCCTGCCTGCGGCGCGCGGCCGCTTCGTTGTCCGCCCGGACGGCGAGCGAGTCGTTCATCAGCGCGATGTCCTCAAGCCCGAGCACGCCGTTGATCAGCGACTCGTACTTGCACATCTCCGCGTGCACCGGCGCGAGTAGCCAATCCTCGCCGCCGGGCAGCACCCTCACCCAGCCGGTGTCGCCTCGCTCGGGCTGCTCGCTAGGCCGGTAAGCAGCCCTTGAATAAAAGGGCCGAGGTTCTCCATGATCACGTAGCCGGTCAGCGTCAGCATGGCGCCCATGTCGATGTCGTCGAACATGCAGACGTTCTGCGTCGGCGACCAGACGCGGGCCCAGCCGGCGCCGTGGTGGCGCTCGATGACGCGCATGCACGCGCCGACCACGTACTCGGCATCCTCGTCCTTCAACTGCGACAGCGCCTCCATCACCGGCTCGATCGAGGTGGCCAGCAGCTTCAGGTTCTTCGTCAGCGGCTCGTCCGACGTCGCCATGTCGAGGTAGGTGCGGATCAGCGGGGGCAGCACGGTGGCGATGCGGCGGCTCACGTGGAACTGCTGCATCGCGCTCATGCGGCCGAGCTGGTACCGCTGGCCGGCGACTTCCTTTTCGGTGGCCATCAGTACGTCCCGAGCAGGCTGTCGATCTTGATCACGTCGAACTGCCATTCGACGATGTCGCCGTCCTTGGCATAGCGCAGGTCCGGCGCCTTCTTGAAGGCGCACGAGCGGCCCGTGATAACGTCGCCTGCGACCGTCTGCGAGACCTCGATCAGGTTCTTGCCCCACAGCGCGCTCGACAGCGACTGCGCGTCGTACATCGCCATCAGCTTCGCGTTGATCGGCGCGGTCTTCAGGTAGCGCAGCGTGATCTGCCCGGACTTGTCGGCGTGCAGGCTGTGCATGCCCTCGCCGTCCGAGCCGATCGTCATCGTGTTCTTGTCGCCGGCGCGCGTGATGACGATGCCTTCCTCTGCCGTGGCCTCGCCATAGCCGAGCGAGAACGCTCCCGTCGGGCCGACGATCGTGGCCGTGACGTCCATGAAACTGTAAGTGCCGCTCATGCTGGGTTGCTCCGGTTAGCGGTTGACGGTGACAGCGATGTCGGCCGAATGGATCGCGCCGGCTTCCTTGGCCGCGATCTGGAACACCACCGACTTACGCGCCTCGCGGTCGGCCTGCGACTGCGAGGCGATCGGGGGCGTGTAGATGTAGTAGCCCTTCGACAGCGTCTGGCCCTGCACGATGGCGCCGAACCCGGCCGAGTTCCACACGCCAGGCGCAAGGTAGCCGTTCGTCACGGCCTGGTCGCACACCGACGAGATCGTCGCGGCGATCTGCGCGTTGCCGGCGTCGGTCTGCGGGATCTTCGTCGGGCTGGTGTACAGAAGGTTGTAGACCGCCGTCTGGATATCGTTGCGGAACCAGAGGGCGTTGTAGACCGAATCGACGAAGATGCCGCTCGGCGTCACGCCGTACTGCAGGATCGACGTGTTGTTGTCGTAGCCGACGTAGACGTTGCAGTTCTTCGCCTCCAGCGTGTCGGCCTGCGTGGACGTCAATGCCTCGGCCACGATGCCCGGCTCCTGCTTGTACATCAGGGTCAGCGTGGTGCTGTTGCCGTTGAAGTCGACCGTCAGCAGCCGGCCCAGGGCCGAGACCACCGCATACGCGCTCGAGCTGGAGTACTGGATCATGCTGTACTTGAGCGCCAGCGCCTTTAGGCGGCTCGCGAGGTCGGTGGTCACCGTCGGGTCGAGCGCCTGCGCGTTCTGCGTGGTGATGCCGTAGATGTGCGCCTGGTCGGCCTCGACCAGCTGCGCGACGGCCAGGTGGTCGTCGTCTTCGATGGTGCCGTCGGCGAATGCCAGTCCGAGGAACTGGTTCGCGAACTGGTCCAGGAACAGCGCCGCAGCGGCGGCCGGCGTCTCGGCGGCGATGCCGTTCGCGGGCACCGAAGCCGTCGAGGCGGTCAGCCCGAGCATCGTCGAGATGTCCACGCCCGTGGCCGGCGACGTCGCGTAGCTGACCGTCGAGGCCGTGCCGGTGGTCGCCGAGGTCACCACGAAGCGCGAGCCGTCCCACGCGATCGTGGCGCCGGTCAGCTTCGCGCCGATCACGGTCGCGACGCCGTTCAGGTTGGTCTGGGCCGAGAAATCCAGCCCGGTGATCACCTTGGCGTTGCCGTCGATTGTGATGTTGAAGGCGCCCGTCGTGATGACGTCCCATTCCGCGATGGCCTGCTGGCCAGCCGACAGCACGCCGCCATTCAGCAGGCCGGCCGTGGCCGTCTTCGCCCAGCGGCCGATCAGCAGGCTGGCCGGCTGCGGAGACTGGTTGAAATACAGCGTGGCCGCCTGGTATTCGGGCGCGGTGGTGCCGAAATCCTCAGCCACGTCAGCGATCTGCGCGTAGTTGCGCAGGCGCTCGCCGGTGTCGATGACGGCCGACGGGCCGAGCACCAGCGCGGTGTTCAGGTTTGCGCCCTGCGCCGCGAGCGCGGTGAGCGTGACCGCGACGCTGATCAGGCGCGCGACCGGCAATGCTTTGGACATGTTCATCCCCAGATTAAAATCCCCTTCGCGGGGCATGGATTAAAAGGTGTTTGAATTCGATCACCCGCTTCTAACCAACCTGAAAGCGCAGCGCCATCGTGAGGCGAAAATGCCAAAGCAAAAGAAAAGACAGATCCGACTGAGCGGTACAGTTCAACCGTTGAACAGACGCGGCTTATGCAGCAGATGCCGTGAGACTACGGACCTGTTATCAGCCGACACGAATCAGGGACTCATTCATCTCTGCGGTCCGTGCGTCAAGTCTCTTGGCCCGATTTCTGCACCGTTGCCGCCTGCCGGCACAATTAAGAAGCGCGATCGCGACGATTTTCTCGACCACGTAGTGGCGGGATCGGCGTTTTCGGGAAAACGTCGCTAACTATTCAGTCGACGATCCGTTGATTGCAATTACTTGAGTCAAAGCGTCGGACTCACTCGATATCTCAGACGACAGGAGATTGAGAACCGGATAGGTCCGGGTGATCTTGCGGCGCAGCGTGAAGGTGATGTCGTAGCGCCGGATCCACTGCTGGTTGACGAAATCCGGCGCCGGGCGGATCCGCGAGACCCCGACGAAAGCCATGTCGTTTGCGCCGAGCGCCTCGCGGTTTTGCGGGATCGCCAGGCTGTCGGCCAGGCGCTGCGCGTAGCCCTTGGCGTTCGGCCCGTAGAACGTGCAGGCGACCTCGATGCCCTCGTGCCGGATGTAGGTGTCGCTGCCTTCGCCCGTGCCGTCGTGCTGGATCACGGGGTTGGCATCGGGCTCCTGGTCGCTCACGCCGAAGGCGCACCAGTTCACGTTGGGCGCCGGCTGCTTCGGGACCGTGGGCTGCCAGCGCGGCCGCACGAGCGAGCCATCCAGCGCCGTCACGCCCGCGATCAGGTCGTGCAGCAGGTTGTCGAGCGCGTCGTCCTCGTCCGGCGGCGCCTCGACGGTTGGCGCGAGGTATCCGCCGGTCGAGCTGTCGTTCATGGGGTGCCCGTCAGGGGTTTCAGGTCGCACTTCGCGCAGACGAAGCCATGGCCGTAGTGCGAGTAGTCATTCACGTTGACCACGGTATAGGGTGCGTCACTCCAGACGATCTCGTCGGCGTCAGCCGTTTGGTCCGGGCCGCCGTCGCGCAGCCGGAACGTCGTGTGCAGCGTGATCGAGCCGATGATCCGGCTGCCGTCGGCGTTGCGGTGGAGGATGTCGCCGCTGTCGCTGGTCACCACCGCGGCGAACGGGATCGGCGTGATGGTGTTCGTCGCGCGGCCGCCCTGGTCGACGGTCTGCGTCATGCGGTTGCAGATCAGGCCGGCGTCCATGAAATCCGGGTCGAGCAGCACGTCGGTGACGTCAAGAAGCGCCATGGGCAGCTCCAATGCAAAAGGGCCGCACGCGGCGGCCCTTCGGGTTTCGAGGTGAAGCGGTTCAGGTGCCCGGGTAGCGCGCCCGAAGGTTCGCGATCGCCTCATCCGGCGAGGCGCCGACGGCGATCCAGTTCAGCGCCGGAGCGGTGTCGCCCCAGAAATCTCTCGCGTCCGGGTCATCCGAGAATGGCCCATCGTCATGGTGCAGCACGAATTGCAGCCGGTTGAAACCGGGCAGGTATTCCTCGAAGTGGACGGCGATCGCGATCCAGTTTCCGCCGCTATACGATCCGCAGTACCGATCCTCGACGAGGGCGATTGGCGACGTCTCCATGCCCCCGGGCATGCTGGTGGGCCCGGGATACTTCACTTCGTCAGCCATGCTCGACTCCTATGCTATTTCGCGCCCTTCTTGCGCACCACGTAGGTGATCGACTTCAGGTACTCGCCGGTGTTGATCAGCGGGATGATGCCGGCCGCCGACTGGATCTCGGCCAGGCTCATGCCGGCCGCCTGCGCGCCGGCGTCGATCAGCGCAGCGTAATCCTTCTCGGCTTTGCGCGGGCCCTTCGTGCGGCGCTGCCGGTATCGGTTCGCGACCGTCGACGGCGCCAGCGGCGGCGGGATGTTGTTGCGGATCGTCAGCCGGACGGACGACACGGCCAGCGTGCCAGCCGCGTGGAGCTGCTGGTCGACCTTCTCGACCTCGCCGTCGAGCGCCGCGCCGACGCCGCGCTCGAGTTGCTTGGTCACGGCGGGCAGCGCGTGCTCGACGCCCGGCACAAGGTGCGGGCGCGCCGGCACGTTGTTGGCCGGCGAACCGGTCTCCATGATGTAGCCGATCTCAGCGTTGCTGATCGGCTGGCCCTCGTCCTTGCGGCCGGCCGTGCTGTCGGGCACGCCGACCAGCACCTCCTGCTGCACCAGCGCGGCGATCGACTTCAGCACCGCGTCGAGGTTGTCCTGCGTCATCTTCACGGCCATGGGGCCTCCCGGGCGCGGCGCGCTACACCTGCAGGCCGCCGGCCCCCATCGAGAGCGCGAGCGTGTAGTAGCGCACGCCGTACATCGTGCTGTTCCAGAAACCGGCGCCGTCCAGCGTGACGGCCGCCGTGTCCTGGCTCGCACTGACCTTGTCGACCGACTTCGAGGTCTGCGGCCCGGCGACCTGCCCGGGCACGCCGCCCACCGCGGCGGTTTTCTGGTCGCGCAGCGAGATCGCGAGGTGGTGCGCGGTGACGAGGCCAATACCGATGTCGGTCAGATCCATCCAGCGCAGCGGGTTGACCAGCGACACGGCCACCGTCAGCCAGATCTGCACGACCGCATCCGGAAAAAACGCTGGCGTCGCCGAATTCGGGGAATGTCTGACGAAACTGATCGATGTCCACGGGTCACCTGTTCGATTGAGCGGGGCCGGC